GTGATTCGCTCAGATGGCTCCAGTCGCCTTGTGCCGGCCAATGCGGTTATTCACTTGTACGAACCCGAACTCGCCTCTGGTGCGCGGGCGTATAGTCCCCTCCAGCACTCGATCAATAATCTGGTCGATATGCTGGAGATTCTTTCGTTGGAGAAGCTCGCAGTAAAAACGTCGTCGGATATCACACGCACTATCAGCCGTGAGAATCCTAACTTCGACGGAACCCAGTCTGACTTTGAAGCCTTCGGCATGAAGCCGCAGGACTACGGCGACGGTATGACCGACCCGAGCGAGGCTTCGACCTTCCTCGGTGGCAAGGTGCTTGCTCTGGCCCCAGGCGAGAAACTGGAATCCTTTGAGTCGAACCGTCCGAACAAAACCTTCGACGGATTTATCGAACACCTAGAGCGCGACTCGCTGGCGGGTATGCTCCCGTACGAGTTCGTGGCCAATCCGACCAAGGCAGGCGGCGCGGTTATGCGTTTCGTCGTTGCCAAGGCTGATCGCAAGTTCTCCCACCGTCAGGCCGTCATGGTGCAGCGTTTCCTTACGCCGGTCTGGGGCTACATCATCGGTTCCGCCATCAAGGACGGTTTCCTCCGCACGACCGAAGCCTGGACGAACGTCTCTTGGACGACCCCGCGCAAGGTTACCGTCGACGCCGGACGTGACGCCCAGCAGAACCGTCAGGACATCGAGTCTGGCCTCAAGACCCTTACGCAGAACTATCTGGAAGAGGGCGAAGACCCGAAAGAGCAGATGCGTTCCAACGCAGCCGAAAAGCGTTACCTCCTCGACCTTGCCAAGGAATTCAACGTCCCCCTCTCGATGCTCTACAAGCCGCAGAACGTGGCTCCCGCCGACATCAACGCTTCCGTTGCCGACGAAGAGCCGGCCAAGATGGACGACGGCGCGAAGATTGTCGAAGACGACGTCGACCCCGACGACGAAGAAACCTTCAAAAAATAATCCATGTATTCCCTTTCTAACGCTTTCAAGACCTTCTCGCCGATGCTCATTGAGCCGGCGAAGGCCAAGGCTTACCTCGAAAAGGTGGCCAGCCTCTCCCCGTCCGAATTAAAGGCTGGCGACGACCTAGAGGACATGATGGAGATGCTCTTCGGCCCCAAGCCGATGATGATTAAGTCGGGCGACCTTGCGATCATCCCTGTGAAGGGGGTAATCGGGTCTGGTCTCACCGAGCTGGAAAAAATGATGGGTGCTACGGACGTCGAAGACATCCAAGAGATGCTTGAGGAAGCCGAGCGTGATCCCGGCGTCAAGACCATCATCCTCGACTTCGATACGCCTGGTGGCACCGTGACGGGCGTCCCCGAGATGGCTGCTCGCATCCGCGCTTGCAAGAAGCGTACCATCGGCTGGACGTGCAAACAGTCCTGCTCCGCCGGAATGTGGCTTATGAGCCAATGCGACGAGGTCTTCGTGTCCCCGTCGTGCGTTCTTGGCTCCGTTGGTGTGTATATCCCGATTTACGACATGAAGGCCGCTTATGCCGAGGAAGGCATTACGGTCGACCTTATCAAAGCCGGCTGGGCTAAGGGCGCGGGCTACACGGGTACGTCGATGACCCCCGAGCAGCGGAAACTCTTCCAAGACGACGTCGACGAGATGCACAAGTGGTTCATCATGGATATCAAAGCCGTCCGCACCTACGCCGACGAAGCCGATATGCAGGGTCAATGCTGGTCTGGCAAAAAGGGGGCTGAAAAGAACCTCGTCTCCGGCCTGATGAATACCCTCGACGATCTCCTCATGGCAATCGACCCCGAGGAATACGCCATTTACGAACGCGCCGAGAAGCAGGTTCCTACTACTGGCCCTTCTGGCTACGCCCAGGCGGCTGACGTGTCCCCCGAACAGGGCGACAAGGACGAGGTGGCCCCCATCTCGGATCACGACAAAAAGAAAAAGAAGAAAAAGAAGAAGAATCCCGACGGCACGGATTCCGACGAAGATGAGGAGGACGAAATCCCGAATGAGGAATGCCCCCCCATAGATACCGACTGCAAGCCCAAGGCTTGACACTTGGCTAAACCCATGACGCTTGAAGAACGCCTCAACTCGCTAAAAGAAGCCTTTACTGGTAAGACTGCTGAAGTCGAAGCCAAGGCCAGCGAAGTTGCCTCCCTCACCGCTAAGGTTGACGAACTGACTGTTGCGATGTCCGCTAAGGACGCCGCCATCGTCGAGTTCACCGACAAGGTGATTGATCTGTCCGCCAAGCTTGCCGCCGCCGATGAACTTCGTGCGAAGGCCGAAGCCCAGGCCGCTGCCATCTCCGCCTCGCAGGAAACTGCCGGCAAGAAGGCCGCTAACATCGCCGCTTCTGTCGGCGTAACCCCCCTTGAAGTCACCCCCTCCGAGGTCGCCGCTACTTCTAAGAGCGACGCCGATATCTCCGAGGAGTGGGTGGCTCTCAAGCAGAAGGACGGCAAGATGGCTTCCGACTTCTACAGCAAGAACCGTCCTGCCATTCTCCGCGCCGCCGGCCTTCGCTAATCTTTCTCTCACCAATCCTAACTAAATAATATGTCTAACAGCATCGGGGGCTTGACCCTCCAGCTCGTCGCCGAAGAATCCCTTCGCACTCTCGTTCCGGAACTCGTTCCGTTGACCGAGATCGCCGTCACCGATTTTGGTAACTACGTTGCAGAACGTGGCACCACGGTTCACACCCGTTACGCCGATTCCTTCAGCGCGACGACCTTCAACCCGGCTAACGGTTTCGTCCCTGCTTCCGCCACCTCGACCGACGTCCCCGTGACCATCGCCGATCTGAAGTATGTCGACGTCGCCTTCACCGACTACGAAGCGTCCACCCTGAGCCTGGAACGCCTTCGCCGCCTCTTCTTCGCCCCGATTGCCAACGCCGTCCAGAAATCCCTCTTCGACGAAGTTCTCTCCAAGGTGACCGCCGCTAACTTCGCCAGCGAAGCTTACTCGGGTGCTACCTCTGGCTTCAACCGTATCGCCGTGGCCAACGCTGCGAAGAACCTGACCAAGGCTAACCTGCCTCACATCGGTCGTAAGTTGCTCCTTAGCCCTGACGCTATGGGCCAGCTCGTTCAGGATGCCTCCGTTGCTCAGACGTTCTCCTACGGTAACAGCGACGTGATCCAGAACAACTCGATCAGCAAGAACCTCCACGGTTTCAGCGTCTCCGAGTACAACGGTTTCCCGACCTCCGGCACCGCTTTCAACGAAGGTCTTAACGGCGTCGCTTCCTGCAAGGAAGGTCTCGTCATCGTGACCCGTGTTCCTGCTACCCCCACCACGGGCGGTGGCGAACAGATGGTCGTCCAAGACCCGGACAGCAAGTTCTCCTTCGCTCTCCGCTACTGGTACAACTGGCAGGCCGGTCAGCACAATATGTCTGCCCTCTGGCTCGTCGGTTCGGCTGTCGGTAACCCGGCTGCTCTCCAGCGCGTCAAGTTCACCTCGTAACCTTTAGGGGGAGTTTAAAATCCCCCAAAGCGACAATGCGAAGCCCTCTCCCCGCGCCACGGGGGGAGGGTTTCTTATTTTGACAATGGGCTAAACCCATGTCGGGAATCACGGACGAATGGGCTTTAGACGCCTCGGAAATCCTTTCCGAGATACCTAAGGCTGTGACCGTTAAAAACGTCCCAGCGGGGACGCCAGTAGCCTTAAACGCCCTGATGTCGCAGCCGGCGGTCATGCAGGACTTGGAGACGGGCGGTTTTATGAACCAGACCTCGTTCGACATGAAGTTCCTGCGCGTCGACGCTGCCGCCAACCCGGGGCTGATCGCTTTTGGAAATGTGGTGGCCTACGGGGGTCAGGAGTTCCGCATTATGACGGTTACCGACCGCCTGCCCTCCGCCTGGGTCATCGTCAAAGTCCAGACGAAGGTTCAGTAATGGCCTTAGTGGTCACAGTCCGAAAGGGCGTCAAGGTGGACTATACGGAGTTCGCCAAGCACCTTGCGTTGTACATGATGGTAATGCGTAAGAGCATTACGGACGTCGTGAAGCAGCAGGCGCGGCTATTCGCCAAAGATATGTGCGACTTTACCCCTCCGTTTTCGGGATCGGTTCCGACAATCAGCAAGGGTGGCGACGGAGGCTTTGGAAGCAAAGCTCGCAATAAAGGGCGAGCCGCTGTCAGCCGGGATGTCCGCAAGATTTTCGCCCCCATCGCCCAAGCCCCTGCCGCAGGGGTGGCCGCTGCCGGCAACATAGGAGTCCTGAGTGCCTGGGCGAGTGCCAAACTGAAACTGCCAGCCCCCCACCAGCCCGAATACATTTTCAAGATGATTGCCGAACGGGGCATTCTTGGTCAAGGAGAGTTTGACTACTTTAAGCGGATTGAGGCTCGGCAGGGTTCCCCGCGCACCCGTTTCCTCATGGGTACGACCCAAGGCTCCATCAAGGCCATCCACGAACAGCGGCGCGGCAAGCCGTCCTACAAAGTCTACGAGACCAGCAAGACCGAGAAGGTCTACGTCGACAACTGGAGTCCCGTCGAACAGTACATCAAGCGAGTCCAGCAGCGCGTCGGCAAACTAAAGTCAGGCTGGTACTACGCCGGCCAGCAGCTCGGCAAAATGCCCACCTCCGCCTGGATTGCCAATCAGGGGGCAGGCACGATGGTCTATGCCCCTAAGTTGACTGGCCCCGACCCTGTGATCAAACTCGGCTCCACCGTAGGCCGTAACTACAGCCAAGGTTATCACTTCATGCGTATGGCCATGAATCACCGAGCCTTCGCCATGCGTGTGGCCATGCTCAAGCACCTTCAGGCACCGCGCAACCACGGCAAACTTGTCGACGTCATCCGCCGGCTCCAAGGCGGCTTCGACCTATCCCTTACCAATACACCCTAATGCCCACCCCTACATTCTTCAGTTTCCGCACCGTCCTTGAGAACAAGGTGGCTGCTTACCTCGCGCCGTTGTTCCCAGGCGTCACCGTTAACAAGGGCGTGACCGACGAGATTCGGGTCATCCCAATCATCATCGCCCATGCCGAGTCCAGCCAGTCTGTCCCCGACCTTGGCTCGCAGACCCTTGGCAACTACACGGCGACCCTTAAACTGTACATCTACTCGTCCGCCGACGACGAGACCCTTGAATCCCACCGGGCTAGGGTCGTCGAGGTGATTGGTGCCATGCGCGACGTGCTGTCCCTCCAGGCACTCTGGAACCCTACTACGGACGGGCAGCTCTACGATCTTTGGATTGCCAATGACGAGGAAGGCATGAGCCAACGTCGGTACGGCAACGTCATCGAATACACCGTCTGGGGAGTCATGCCGACCGCCCCTTGACACTTGGCTAAACTCATACGACTATGGCAATCGATTACGGCGTAGCACATTTTTACGGTCTTTATGGTGATGTCACCTACATGACCCTTCAGTCCGACTCCCTGTCCCAGACGTTCAAGCTCGACGTTGAAGTGTCCGACGAGGTTGGCCGGATTATCACCGACCGCCTGGACGATCTCTTTCAGGAACTTACCATCGAGGGCGTCCTCAAGGACGGCACCACCCCTTCAATTGGCACTCAATTTAGTTATCTCGGCCTCCAATGGATTATCAAGTCTCTCGAAGACAAGGGTACCAATAAGGATTTCCGTAAGTGTGCCATCAAGGCTGTTAAGTACTCTCAAATCCTCTAAGAGGTCGGCATCCGATGGATGCTCGCTACCTGAAGGCAACGACCGTCCTGTCGCACCAAAACAAGGTGTGTGGCAGGACGCTTCGTGCTTTCTGTTTGCGGCATAGGGTGGCCTTGGAGGCCATCCAGTCTCCGTTCCTCGATCCGAGTAAGTCCAAGTTCGACCCGGTTCAAGTCGTCATGGCTGCGCGGATTCTATCGACCTATGACAAAGAGGAGATGGCCCTCCCCCTCTCCCTCATCGAAAAACTGTACATCGCCCGTATGGCAATGAGCAAGAAGTACTACTCGCGCTGCATTGGAACCATCCTTGGGTGCATCCAAGTGTCGCTTTCGTACCCCAAGTTCTGGGAGAAGGATGATAAGAAAAAGGAGAACAAGAAGTTTGAATCCATCCCGTTCCCGCTGTCCTGCGTTTCTAGCTTATGCCGTAACGGAGTTGGTCTAGAGGAAGCCTGGACGATGCCGGAGGGCGAAGCCGTCTGGATGTCTGTTGCGAACGCCATTTACAACGGTGCCAAGCTCGACGTGATATCCACAGAAGAGGAAAAAGAACTTGAGAATTTCGACGAACGAATTAAGGCTTACAAGAAGGCCCACAACCATAACTGACGCACATGGCCGATCTATCAGTAACAATTGGACTAGACCAGAAAGAACTGGAGAAGGGGCTTGCTGACGCCGGCAAGTCGATTGGCGGCATGGGCAAGGGTGGTGCAGGAAAAAATCCTTTTTCTGAAAGTGCAAAAGAGTTTAGCACGATGCAGGGAATTGGAGGAATGATTGCTGGCCCTATTGGCGGATTGGTTGGTGCTTTCTTCGACGCCTTTGGTGGTATGCTTTCTGCTGCAATATCAAAAGTAAAAGAAATTGCAGACTACGCACAAAGTATTCGATTAGCGGCCTTAACAACTGGCCTGGGCATTGATAAAATTAGACACCTTGAAGCAATTGGGCAAGCGTTTGGAGTCAGTCTTAATACCATGTCCCGGTCGGTCGTCGAGTTCACGCGCCGAATGGGTGAAGCCCGTATCAAAGGCGGAGAGGTCACCAACATCCTTGCCAAGATGGGTGTCGGTATGGATGAACTCCAAAAAGGTAGCTTTGACGCTACCAAGGCCATGAAGTTGCTGGCCGACGCCCACGCAGCCGGAACGGATGAAGCAACGCTTCTTTATTACGGTACCAAGTTGTTTGGAGATTCCTTCAAGGAGTTGTTGCCCATTATCAAAGCAGGATCACGCGCAATCGAAGACGCATCTCGTAGTTACTACAACGCAGGCAAGGAAGAAACGAGTGCCGCAGGACGTCTTGGAAATATGATGGATAACCTTTGGAGGTCTGCAACAAATATGTTCATAGATTTTGTAGGAGGATTTCATGCAATCATGGAAGACCTTGCCCAGGCTTTTGATAACCTTTTTGAATCAGGCTTTTGGAATCCTTTTGAGAAATTGGAAGATAAAATTAAACGTCAGATTCGTACTTCCCCTAAGTACATGACAAACGAAGAACTTCGTGAACGAGTTTTAAAGTTTTATCCAGAAGGGAAAGAACGTGAAGCTGCCGCAAAAGAAATTGAAAAACAACTCAAAGGCGAAGGCAAAGTTCTTTCGCCTTTCGGTATGTCCGAAGCCGGCGCGGCGTCGCAGCTCCAATCTATGGGCGGTGGCGACATCTTTGGGGCGGTGGCCTTTACCCCTATGGATCGGATTGCCACGGCAACCGAAGAGACCGCTAAAAACACTCGTCCCGACCTTACACCCACCCGTCCCCCTGACTCACCAGCACGATAATCATGCCCTCCGCCTCTACCACAGTAATTAAATTTGGGGTCGACCTTCTCGATCCTGTCCCGCAGTCAGGCTGGCAGGTCGAGGCCGACGGCTTTGGCCTTCTCCAGGCACAATGTAAATTCAAATGGGACATCAGCAAGCGCGGCGACTTCCCCACCAAATTTAAGAAGGGTGATTTACTTTCTACATTCATCCCCGGGGTTGAAGCAGCCTACGCCAACATGGCACTTTGGAAGGCTAACATGACAACGGACAAGACCAATGTCCTGACGGTCACGGCAGACTTCTGCGGTATCGATCCTAACATCAACGGCGGCACAAGGACAAATCCAATGGTTGCAGCAACCGGCGGGGCGTCATCGGAACCAATTGAGCATCACCCGAATTTCTTGGTCGTCAATTGTCTCAGCGGAACTCTTGCTACGGCTAATGTTCTGGCTGGATGGCCACCTGCCGCTGGATGGGATCCGGCTGTAACGACCAATCCGAACCGCGCACTCTGGACTCCAAAGGTAGCCTCTGGCGGTGCCACACAAGGCCAGCAGTTCGTCGGATTCTTGCCCAATCAAGACCCAGCAGAATACGCCGCTGGTAAAATCAATATCAAGGCCGGCATTAAGAACTACTATAAGCCCCAGATGACCTTGCGCGTTTTACAGTACCTTACTGTTGAAAATGATGCGATGGACATGGCTTCCTATATTGGATGGGTTACGGATGGAAGCATTGTAAACCTCCCTGCCAATTTTAAGAAATTTGCTAAAACTACTCAAGGATGGGCTGGGACTCCTACCTATGAATCAGTTTTTGAAAACAAAATTAACACGGGTTTTCTGATCACCAACACTTCTGTTGAACTTTTTGGAACCATCTGGAAAGTTACTGCCGACTTGATGCTATCCGGCATCGCCGGCTGGGATCCGGATATTTACCCAGCCATCGCAGACTGATGCGCTCCCTGACTGGATATAATACCGATACTGGTAATGGTGCGTTCCAGCCTGGACAGCCTATCACGGCATCGGCTTTAAATGCCTTGGCTACGTCTGCGGACAAGACGCGCACGATGCCAAGCAACGACTTGGTATTTAATGTTGGGACTGGAGGAACAGCCTACTCGCTGCCCCAGGCGGTATATTACACAGCAACAGGTGACCCCCTTGACCCGAACTTGAGTGGCGACAAGGTCACCATTCGGCCTGGTACGGTCAACCGTTACATCCCAAAGATTGGTTCGGATTACATCGATAAGGTTCCAGCTCCCACAATCACCGTAACTGACAATGGCTATGTTTTGGTGAAGGTAACCTACGAACCTAACAAGTACTTTCCCCGTACCGCTGAAGTCGTCTTTGAGGCTGTAGCAACCCCCCCGGTGGATACCGAGACCGAAAGTTATTGGCCGCTGGCTAAGGTCAATAAGACCACGGTGGGGAGTACAACCTCCTACGCGCTGCAATATTTCAGCAACGGAAACCTAATCGTCAACCGACTTAAATCCGGCCAAGGCGCGGCGACTTGGTGGTGGGACGTTATCAAATAAATGGCTGACCCTTGGAATAGCGCGACGTCCTATTCTTGGACGTCTGAAGTTACTTACAATGGGTTGACCTATGTCCGTTCTCAGTTCCCTATAGCGGCGACATCAGGAACGCCCCCGTCAGAAGAAATGAGCATCGACCCCCAAGGCGATCCTATCCGAACTTGGACTATTTTTCGTAATTATTTAAATGAAGCAGGGCTTTCTTTAATTCCAAGATATTTTCGCTTGGTAGACGACTGGAATTATGTCACCAAAGGGCCAGTATATTATCAAGGCATGACAAAATTTGCACAAAGTGCCTATGACAATCCCTACTTTAATGCTAGTGACCCCTTCTACGTTCATTTAGAAAATGGTTATACGGCTGATATGGATCAGGACGATGATCCATATTACGGGAGCGTACCCGCTGATAAGTGCGGTGTAGCCTTGCAGCAGTATCAAGAAATCGAATCAACCTATCTGCAATATATTGATCCCAAGGTTGGTATCTATGCTTATGTTGATGCTAGGCATGACCTAATCTTCCAAGCCGGTAAATGGATTGAAGACCCGACGGCCACTCCGCCTTTTACTTGGTATTTTTTCCTGCTCTTCAACCACCCCCTATACTTTCGTCGAAACATTACGTTGGCCTATAGTTGGACTGACTATAGCGTCTCCCCTCCAGTCACAGATATTGTCACCCAAGATGTGATTCCAACCGACGCTAATTACTGTATGGGAGACTTTCCAAACAACGGATCACAGAGTTACTTCCAGCCCTCCAATGCCGCTTGGACGTTTGCTCTG